ACACCAACTTACTGCGTTGGAAAAATCTTGGAACAGAGATACGTTTGCATATTTTATGGAAATGGGTACCGGCAAAACAAAGGTACTAATAGATAACTTATCAATGCTTTATGATAAAGGTAAAGTAGATGGAGCACTAATAGTTGCACCAAAAGGCGTAGTAGGCACTTGGTACAATCAAGAGTTGCCTGCACATTTACCTGACCACATAGAGAATGTGACAGTATTGTGGCAAGCTAATATAAATAAAAAACAACAAGATAAATTAAGTCAACTGTTCAAAACAGGTCAAGAGCTTCACATACTTGTAATGAATGTAGAAGCTTTTAGCACAGATAAAGGCAAGTTGTTTGCCGCTAAATTTTTAAGATCACATAAATCTTTGATGGCAATAGATGAGTCCACTACAATAAAAAACCCAAAAGCAAAAAGAACTAAAAACATATTATCACTAGCACCTTTAGCAAGTTATAGACGTGTAATGACAGGATCGCCTGTAACTAAAAATCCACTAGATCTGTACACACAGTGTCAATTTTTAGACATACATCATCTTGGACATGAATCTTACTATTCATTTAGAAATAGATACGCTTTGATGAAAAGCGCTAACATATCAGGTCGTTCTATAAACTTAGTTGTTGGATATCAAAACCTATCTGAACTATCAGATAAACTAAAACCTTTTTCATACAGAGTGTTAAAAGATGATTGTTTGGATTTACCAGATAAAGTGTACATGAAGAGAGAAATACAACTTACAGACGAACAGAAAAAGCTTTACAGACAAATGAGACAAGAAGCTTTGGCTACATTAAATGGTAAAACAGTTACAACCATGACAGCTCTTACACAGTTGATGAGACTACATCAAATAACTTGTGGTCATTTTTCTGCTGACGATGGTAGTATACAAGAAATAAAAAACAATAGATTATCAGAATTATTAGATGTTTTAGATGAGACAGAAGGCAAAGCAATTATATGGGCACACTATCAACACGATGTTAGAAATATATTTAAACTGTTAGAAGATAAGTATGGTCCAGGTTCCGTGGTCCATTATTATGGTAAGACGTTACCTGAACAAAGGGACTATGCAATTAAAAACTTTAAGACAAACGATAAAGTTAGATTCTTTGTAGGAACACCACAGACCGGTGGATATGGTATAACTTTAGTGCAAGCCAACACAGTTATCTACTACTCTAATGGATATGATCTAGAAAAAAGAATGCAATCAGAAGACAGAGCACACAGAATAGGGCAAAAGAAAAAAGTGACATATGTAGATATAATAGCAGAAGATACTGTAGATACAAAGATTGTAAAGTCTTTACGTAAAAAAATTGATATTGCCTCAAAAGTTTTGG